AAAAGGTGGAGGGGGTATGGCCCTAGTAGAAGAGTTGTTTGCTAACGAGTACGAGGTCGTAACCCGATTGACAAAGATGCTATCCCACGTAGAAAGCCTTAGTCCTGGTTCAAACCGGGCTACTGCGCTATCCCAAAAGATCAAAGCGATACTTGCCGAGGCGGGTGAAATACCCATGCCGAGCATGTTGTTAGCTGAGATCGATAGGTTGCACACAGAAGCGAGGATCGAGAGATCCAAGCGACTCGCAATCTTAATCTATGTGCGGGAAGTCATCGCGTCTGAGGGTCAAGATCGAAGTGCTTGGAAGCAACTCGAACAGGCCGTGGCCCAAGCCGAAACACCTAATGGCTGAGGTCCTGTGCCGCACTGGTCGTGCGGTCCCACTAATCCAAGTGGCGGTGGTTCACACCCATAATAGGGGCAAACCTATGGCATCTAGCCAAACCGTACAGGAGGATCTGTGCAGAAAGCTGGGAGCAGTGGGAATACCGAAAGGGCTAACTGCCCAATTGGTCACCACCATAACGCGTCAGGTCGCAGCTGAAGGCCCTGAAAACGTCGTGAGACGCCTGAAGGTCATTAAGCAAGCGGCTGTTAACCAAATCGCGGGTCAACCCGTCGACCTATCCTGGGTCGCACACACGGCGGAGGGGATCCCTAAGGGTCCTTGGAAACCGGTGTGGAAATGGTTATCTTCGCAGCATGTGAAGCTGCGGAAACGCGCTCTCAACTCCGTGATGGTGTACGCAAGTATCGTGTTACCGACGCGTGCGGGCCCTACACGGACACAGGAACGAAAGTTCTTGGGTTCGGTCGAAATTCCAGCCGATGAGGCTGGTAACCGGCAAAGGGGTCTTAAAGCAGCATTGCACCGCGGGGACTTTAGCGAAGGGGCTTCGGCTCTTAAGCGAGTTCTGCAAGGATCGGGGTTTATCCCCGACACCTCCAAGGCGATCCCTGAAATAAGGGAGTACCTTGCGCAACGCTACGGGACGGAAAAGGAAGAAGTGGAAAGATCCGAAAGGGTCCTACTAACCTTTCTAGGCCGTGAGCAATTCTACCCCTTCCATTGTTTTCCTCAGGTCACAAAGACGCTGGGGGAGGTGGGGGAGGAATATTTTGACCTTACCGCTCCTTGGAATGGGTCAAAGCTCGATTGGAAGACGGTCCAACCGTCAGAAGATCCGATTGGCGTTATCGGTTCCACACAGGAACCAGGTGCTAAGTTGCGAGCCTTCGCTTCACCCAATTGGGTGTTGCAGGCCGCGATGGAAGGCATGAAGCAAAGCCTACTGGAAGCGCTGAGGCTGTGTCCATGGGATTGTACCCATGACCAGTCGAAGGGAGTGATCGGTGTGCAGAAGTGGTTGGCTGAGGGCAAGACCTGCTTTTCAGTTGATCTTAGCGACGCAACAAACAACTTCCCGCTTGAGTTGCAGTTGATGGTTCTCCGTTTTATCGGTATCCCCGATACGGACCTGAGATTGCTCGAGCTAGTCTCTCGGAGCCCTTACAGGCTTACGTGGGATAAAGAAAGGTTGGTGACGTGGAACGTTGGGCAGCCCCTTGGGGCGGGACCTAGTTTCATGGCATTTGCGTTGGCACATGCCGTTCTGGCTCTTTCGGCCGAGATTGCCGCGGGGATCCCCCGTAGTGACCTTGGGTCGACCTTCTTCATCCTGGGTGACGATTTCATCACCTGTGATGATAAAGTGCATGCCTCCTATCGGAAATTGCTTGGGGCGATCTCAGTGCCCGTTTCCGAAGGCAAGTGTCTGACTTCTCCTGTGGCCGGCGAGTTTGCCGGTAAGATTATCACAGAGAGTCATGTGTACCATGGGTACAAGTATCGGGAAATATCGGATATCTCCTTCCTGGAGGTGATGAGAAATCTCGGTCCACAGGCCCTCTCCGTTCTTACGGAGATTCAGCGTGGATACGCTGAGTTGGTATGGGAGCTGCCTGAGCCGCAAGGCTTAGGTTTTAACCCAAGGGGAAGACCGCTTGCCGAAAGGTATGCGGAGTACCTCCACATAATGGATGCATTGAAAGTGGCTGAGCCTGACACCAAAACTCTCCGTCCTGAAGAGCTAAGAGCGAAGTTCGCATATGGCTCAAAACACAAGGTATGGTCTTACTTCAGGGCATCGCGCTCAGAAGGAAAACCGATGGACTCGGGTATCCAGCCCCGGGTGAAGGAGATCTCGCCTGTTCGGATCATGAAAGTGATCCGTGGTACGGATGTGCTCATATCCGCGACTAGAAAGTCCGGAGATCCCAGAGAAAGCCCCATTGCGGGGTGGACGAAGGGAACTGTGCGACGGGTTCTCCCCGTTGTGCGGATGGCACGTGAGAGATGGAATGCAACCAGGGATCCTATCGGATCTCCTGCTCCGGATGTTACTCCGGAGAAACAATGCGCGTAAGCGCCTAGAAGGGAAAGGAGCCTTGGCTTCCTGCCTGGATGACCGGATCGATAGTGTGTCGGCTTCGGCCTAGTCACAGACGATTCCATTCGCACGAAAGTGCATCTAGCCTGTCGGCCCC